CCGGGCTCGAAAACGAGACCCTCACCATCTCCTGCTACATCGCGCTCGACGGCTCGAGCAACGTGATCGGCTACGCGCCGACCGCGTCGCCACCGGGCCTCGTCGGGCCGTACACACGGGCCTACGGCGTGCAAAAAGCCATCGGCCCGGCAGGCGCCATCATCACCCAGCCGCATACGTCGACTGGGCTCTACACGTTCACGCTCGATGAGCCATGGTACGCAGCGCACGAAGCGTGGGTGCAACAGACCGACCAAGGCGCGGTCGCGTCGCTGACGCCGTACATCGACCTGAACGTGACGGCGAATCAGCTCGGAGGAGCGTTCCCCGGGTGCAACCCGGCGATCGCTCCGCAGACGATCTTGATTCACTTCCGCGCAGCAGCAAGCGGCGCGCCCACGAACCCGGCCGTCAACACGGCATTCTGGTTCGGCGTCAAGCTCCGTCGAGGTCAAGCAAAATGAGCTCGATCGGAGCCATGCTCGCCGGAAAGCACGGCGGCGAGGAGATGGATCACAAGGAGCCCGACGGTGACGAAGGCGGCGAGCCAAAAGATATGGCCGCCGCCGCCGTCAAAGCGTTCTTCGAGTCTGGCCAGCAAGGTGACTACGCGATGGCGGCGGAGCACCTCGCAACGGCCATGGAGCATTGCGACTCGATGATGGACGGCGGCGACGAGCCTGAGAATGGCCACGGCGCGCTGCTCATCATGCCGAAGGGGAAGACGTGAGCACCCCGATCACCGTTACGGCGGTACAGAGCCTGTACGTCGCCGGTGGTCCGGGGTTCACTGGTACATCGCCGTTCTACAGCGCGCAGAACTCGAACACCGCCGGAGTCGCTCCCGGCTCGGCGGTGCTCGCCACCGGGTTCAACTCGATTCCGATCCCTGCCGCAGCCGAGGGAGTCGACATCATCCCGCCAAGCGGGAACACCGCTACGCTCACTCTCAAGGGGCTGACGGGTGATACCGGGCAAGGCCTAAGCGCGACGCAAATCACTCGCCTCTGGTTCACCGCCGCAGGTGCACAGGCGAATCTTGGAATCACGGCAGGAGCCGCAGTCACTCTCACCCTGGGCTGGCTTTGACTGCGCTCTCCGATCTGATCCTCGCCGCGCAGCAGCGCTGCGATCGCGTGAACGCATCGACGATCTCGACGTCCGAGTGGACGTCGTACGTCAACGGGTCGGTCCAGGAACTCTACGGACTCCTGACCTCGACCTACGAGGACTACAACGTCAAGAGCTACTCCTTCACGCTCGCCGGTGGACAGCAGTCTGGCAACTCGCTCAATGTTGGGCCTGGCACCGCGGTGCCGGACTTCTTTCAGCCTCGGGCATTCTGGCTTCAGATCGGCGGCTCGCCTACGCCGTTCGTCACGATCCCTCGACTCGAGTCGTTTCAGGAGCGGAACCTCTTCGTCTTCCCGACGATTGTGCCTGTCTACGGCGCCATCCCGTCGAGGTGGAACATCATCGGCAATCAGATCGAGGTGCTCCCGCCGACCGTCGGCAGTGCGTCATACGTCCTATGGTACGTGCCGACGATGCCGACGCTCGTGAATCAGGGGGACACGATCGACGCGCAATGGCTCACGATCAACGGCTGGCAAGAGTACGTGGTGCTCGACGTCGCCGTGAAGGCTCTGTGTAAAGAGGAGTCTTTCGAGGCTGCGCAGGTCTTTCTTGCCATGAAAGATAAGCTTGCCGCGCGCATCTTGCGCGAGGCGATGCCGCGCGACATCTCGCAGCCGAAATCGATCGTCGACATGAGTCGCGTTCGAAACCCGTGGGGCGGATTGGGTGCTGGAGGAATGCCGGGCCCTGGGTGGGGATCGGACGGGTCCTCAGGTGGCTGGTAAGGTCCGAAGCGTCGCCCGCGTTCGCACGACGGATTCGTCAATCAATCGAGGATTCGACCAAGTCAATCAGTCGATCCAAACGCTCGCAACGAATCCGATGCTGAACGGGAACGTCGTGCGCCGAGTGAGCCTGAGCGTCGGCGTGAATATCGTGTCTCACGGCCTCGGACGGAACTACATCACCTGGCTGGCAGGGGCGCCGAGTGAGGCGCTTGCGACGTTCGGCTCGGCGCCGCTTTGCGACGCAGGGCTTTCGGCCAATCCAAACCCGGCGCTGTACATCGCCGTCTACTCGCCCGCGTCGTGTGTCGCGGACTTCGTGGTGTTCTGATGCCGACCGATAATACCTCGCCGAACATGACGATCGTGGTCCCGATCCCGTCGGTCCAAACGGGACCGCAGTGGGCGACGGACCTCTATAACGCCATGTACACGACGATCGACCAGCACAATCACCAAAGCGGCAAGGGCGTTCCGATCAACTCGGCGGCCATTGTGATCAACGCCGATCTGTCGTGGGTCGGATACAACTTGACGACGCTGCGGACGGCGCGATTTCAACTCCAGGCGTCGAACCCATCTCTCGGCACGGATATCGGGTGTCTCTACGAAGGACCAACGGGGGACCTCTGGTACAACGACTCTAGCGGCGCTCAGATCCAGCTCACGGCATCGCACGCGATCAAGAGTGCGTCCGCGCTGACTGGACCGGTTATCGGGACGACGCGCAACATCTCGACGACGTACACGATCGACTCGATCACCCCAGACTACGAGCTTTACGCGTCGACATCGGGCGGAGCATTCAGCGTCACGCTTCCGGCGCCGACGGCGGGGCGTCAGCTCCTTTTGCACGACGGCGGGTATTCGTTCGGGACGTCCGCGCTCACACTCGTTCAGCATGCGAGCGAAAAAATCTCCGGGGTCGCAGCGTCGAAAGTCCTCTCCGCGACCGGTGCGACGTACCTGATTTCGAGCAACGGCACGGATTGGTGGGTGGAGGGTTCCTAATGGGCCGCATCGCGAGCAAAACATTCACTGCCGGCGGGACGTGGGTCGTCCCCGGCGGCGTCTACTGGGCCGAGTTCGAAGGCTGCGGAGCCGGTGGCGGCGGCGGTGGCGGAGGGACGGGGCCCGTCTCGTCGACGACGTACCAGGCCATAGGCGGCGGCGGCGGCGGCGGGGCCACGCTGTGGCGCAAGCGCACGGCCGTCACTCCGGGGGAGACGATCACGATCGCGGGGGCCGGAATCAGCTCCGGCGGTGCAGCGGGTAGCGCCGGTGCCGTTGGCGGAGCCGGCGGTCCAGTCACGGCGACGGGGTCGAGCACGGGACTCCGGGTATCGTATCCCGGCGGTTCGGGCGGAGGCGCTGGGGTCAATCCTGGCGCGGCGACGACGACGATCGTCGCGATGGGCGGGGCCCCGGTCACATCGCACGGAGGAAGCAACGTCACTGGCTCGCCGGCAGCGAACGAAGGCGGCATAGGAACGATCGCGACGTTCCTCTTTCAGCCGAATGCGCCAGGATCCGGCGGCTGCTCGTACTACCTCGCGGGGGTGACCCCGGCAGGTCCCGGTCTCGGCGGCAACGACAACGTCGCTGTGAGTGGGGCGTCGAGTTCCGGCGGTACCGGCGGCAGCGGCGGATCGACGACGACGAACGTCGGGGGAACTGGCGGAGGCGGTGGAGGGGCCGGGCCATTTGGAAATGGTGGTGGTGGCGCGACTGGCGGTGCGGGGTCGGCCACAGCCGGAGGTACCGGCGGCACGGCCGGGGCAGTCACCGCGAACAGTGGCGCGGGGGGCGGGGGCGGAGGCGGAGGCGGCTCGGGGACATCGGGCGGCTCGGGCGGTGCCGGCGCCGCGGGAGCCACGGGGCAGATCACGATCTACTGGGAGGAGTGATGCAGAAGGCACTCATCCCCGTCCCGTTCGCCGGAGGCATCGACACCAAGACCGACCCTTCGCAGGTCATCCCGGGCAAGCTCCTCGACCTGCAAAATGGCGTCATGCAGAAGACGGGCGCCATCACCACTCGATGGGGATACACCGCGCTAGGGAATGGCGTCGTCGGCTCGCAGAGCTCTATTTCAGCGTGCGCCGCTCTGAACGAATTCAATAACGAGCTTTTGCTCTACGACGGTCGGCTCGCCTACTCGTACATTCCAGCCGAGTCGCAGTGGGCGCCACGCGGCGAGGTGCTCTCCGTCATCCAGACGAACACGAACGTCGTTCGGAACGCGAATCAGCAACTCTCGCCGGACCACGCGCAGTTGAACGGCGTGGACGTGTACGCGTGGGAGGACTCGCGCGGAGGCATCTACTACCAGATCAACGATGCCGTGTCCGGGGCGATCGTCGTGCAGAACACACCGATCGTCGCAGGGCCTCCGTTCGGGACGATCAACCGTCCGAAGGTGCTGGCATGCCCCGGGACGAACACGGTTGCGATTTTCTTCACTGACGTTTTGGGCGGAAACTTCGGGTGCGCGCAAGTGAACACGCTTGCCCCCGCTCAAGCGCCAGTTGTCGTCTGCATCTCGACGAACTTCTGCGTGGGTGTTTCGTACGACGCATGCGTGTCGAGCGGCACCGGGGCCGTGTATATCGCTCACACGCTGACCCAGTTTGCGGGGCTGGCGAATCAGACAACCGTAATGCGCCTGAACCCTTCCGCCGGCATGGCGATCGTTTGGGTCGGTTTGCCGTACCTTCAAAGTAACATCGGGCAGCTTTCGGCTTATGGCATTTGCGTCAATTCGTCGACGGAGCAAGTGTTTATCTTCGTCGGAGCGGAATTCGCAGGGGCTATATTCGGAGCGCTTTATGGCGGAAGTGGCGGCGGCGGACTGTCGCTCGGAACTCGGTCGTTTCCGGCACTCGTAGCGTCGATTGGGCTCATTTGGAACACTTCGACCAATCTTCTGAATGCGTATGTCGAGGTGGATGGGGCGTCGAGTTCCGGCCCAAGCTACAACGTCGTTTACCAATTCACCCAACAGGGGACCGGCCCATATGGCGTAGTCGGCCCATCCGTCTTCCTTCGCGGTTGCGGACTCGCCTCCAAGCCGTTTCAATACGGCGGTGTCGTCTACCTCAACATTGCGACGCAGACGCAGCAGCAGTCGACGTACTTCACGGTCGATCAGAACGGAATCGTTGTGGCGAAGGCGCTTGCCGCGCTCGGCGGCGGCGTGATTGCGTCGAGCGATATGATCTTGCCTGAGTGCCAGCAAATCTCGACTGGCATCTTCCAGTATTCGAATCTCGTCAAAGGCCAGGCGAACACCGAAGCGGGCGCCGTGTTTGCACTGCTCGGCGTAAACGCAACGAAGTTGAATTTCAGCCAGTCGAATCAGTTCATCTCGAGCTCGATCAACGGCGGCTTGTACACCGTCGGAGGCATCCTCCAAAGCTACGACGGGGCGCAGTACGTGGAGCACGGATTCCACATGTACCCCGAAGCCTTCACGTTGACGCCGAGTGGAAGCGGGGGCCTGCTCGGCAATGGGGTCTACTACTACGTCGTTACGTACGAATGGATCGATAACAACGGCTACCGCCAGACTTCGACGCCGAGCATTGCGACGGCCGTAACGACGACGACGGGCACGAGCTCCGTTACGCTCACGATCCCGACATTGCGGCTGACGCGCAAGAGCAACGTCCAGATCGTCGTCTACCGAACCGCAGTAAACGGGACGCTACTCACGCGCGTCACCTCGGCGGCGGTTCCGCTATACAACTCGACGACGGTCGACACGGTCACGTACACGGACGTCCTCAGCGACGCGAGTATCGCCGGCAACTCGGCGCTCTACACGCAGCCGCTCTCGAGCGGCGGCGACCCGGTGCTGCCGAACGCGGCGCCCCCGGCATGTACGCTCATGACGACGTACGCGAATCGCCTCTGGATCGCTGGGGTCGATGACCCGTACACGCTCTGGTACACCCAGCCCGCGTTTATCGGCGTCCCGATGCAGTTCAGCTCGTATCTGACGCTTCGGGTCGACCCGGACGGGGGACCGATCACCGCGCTTGCGAGGATGGACAACAACATGTTCATTTTCAAGCGAAACGCGATCTTTTTCATCTCGGGCCAGGGCCCGACGAACACGGGAGACAACAATGATTTGGGAACCCCGATTCAGGTCCCTTCAGGTGGCGTCGGCTGTATCTCCCCAAACTCCGTCGCCCTCACCCCCATGGGCTTGCTCTTCCAGTCAGCGACGGGAATCTACCTTCTCGATCGAAGTCTCAACGTCACATACAAGGGAGCCCCCGTCGAAAAATTCAACTCGTTGACGATCACGTCGACGACGGTCCTGCCGAATCAATGGGTCGTATTCACGACGTCGACGACGACGACGCTCGACGGGGCGGCCATCCAAGGGCTCGCGATCGTCTACGACTATTTCTACGACCAGTGGTCCGTCTTCACGAATCACGCGGCGGTCGATTCGACGATCTACATCGGAAACAACTCGCTCTTCGTGTACGCGAATCCAAACGGCACGGTGTACCTACAGAATCTCACGAGCTACACGGACAACGGGGCGCCGATCGTTCTGTCGCTCACCACCGCGTGGCTCAACCCGAACGTGCTCCAGGGCTACCAGCGGATTTACCACGCGTTCCTGCTCGGCCTGTACTACGGCACGCACACGCTCAGCTTCGCCGCGGGCTTCGACTTCGATCCGGCGCTCTCGGCGTACGCCGCGGTGGCAAGCGATCAGGCGCTTGGGATCAACTTGTTCGGCAGCGGCTCGCCGTTTGGCGCGGACACGCCGTTCGGCGGGAGCTCGCCAGGGGCGAGCGTCTATCAGTTCCGGTTCGATCTGCTCAAGAAGTGCAACGCCGTACGTTTCCAGATCGTGATGACCCCGAGCGCCTCCCCGGCCATCGGCACGAGTCAGGGCGCGAGCTTTTCGGCGCTTTGCCTCGAGGTGGGCGTAAGTGCGCCGAACCGAGGCAACCGCATGGCCCTGATCAAACAATTTGGAGTATCCTGACCTATGGGCATCTACGACGACAACTCGGTCGGATACCAGCCAGGAGGCGACTCCGACAACAGCGGCAATCCAGTCGATGCCAACGGGGTGCCGGTCAACTCCGCAGGCGTGCCGCTATCGTCGCTGGCTGCCGTCCCGACCGCGCCGCAAACGCCGACTGCCCCGACGACCGCCTCCGGCAGCGGAGTGCCCGGCTCCTCGTCGACGATCGGATACAACGGCAATACGGGACCGTACGGAGCGCAGGCCCCGAACTCACTCGGGCAGGGAACGTTTCAGTCGAACCCGTACGCGATCAATGACGCCGCGATCACCGGTTCGAATAACGGATACTACGGGCAGGCCGGCATAACGCAAAACCTGCAGAACATGTACAACGGCAATCAGCCGCTGAACGTGCAGGCGACCGCTCCGACCGTCCAGGCCGCGAGCGGGCAAGGCGCGCAAGGGAACGCCTCGAGCTATCAGGCTGCGCTCTCGAGCGCGGCAAACTACCAGGCCGCTCTCGCAAATGCCGCGTCGTACGCGGCTCAGAACATGGGCGCGACCGGGTACACGGGTGCCCATGGGCAGGCAGCATCGGCGAACGCCGCAAGTGGACAAGCCGCACTGGCAAACGGCTACTCACTGACGAGCCCCGCCGCGATGCTGGCGGCTCAGCAAGGCTACGCGACGACCGGGCAGACTGGGCTCTCGACCGCGGGCGACGCCGCGTGGCAGGCGCAGCAAGCGCAGCTCGCGAACACGCTCCAGACACAGGCCAGCGGCGGGGGGATGTCGCCGGCCGACTTGCAGCTGCAAGCCGGACTGGAGGGCACGACCGAAAACCAGCTCGCGGTACGCGGCTCGCAGATGGGCGGCTCGACGAACACGGCGCTTGCCATGCGATCCGCTGCCGATCAGGCGGCGGCCGCGAATGCGAACACCAATTTCAGCGCGGCGCAATTGCGCGCGCAAGAGACGCTCAACGCGCAGAACTCACTCGGCAGCGTGCTCGGGACCGCGCGTGGTCAGTCGCAGGCCTACAATGCGACGGCGGCGGGTTTGGCGCAGCAAGCAAACCTCGCCAACGCCGGATACGCGAACACGGCGCTCGCGAACAATGCGCAGCTTGCGCAGGCCGCGAACCTGAACAACGCGCAATTCGCTCAGACGTCGGCGCTCGGCAATCAGACTGCCGGCAATGCCATGCAGCAGTTCAACGTCGGCCAGCAAAACACGATGCTCGGGCAGAACATGTCGCTCGCCGAGCAGACAAACCTGCAGAACGCAGCGAATGCGCAGGCGATGAGCCAGGCGAACATGGCTTCGTCGAACGCAGCGGATCAGTACACGGCGGGGAACATCCAGGCGGCTGCGGTAGCGAATCAAGCCGCGCAAAACGCGGCTGCGCAATACAACGCCACGAACGCCGAAAACACGAACCTCTACAACGCGGGGGCGCTGAACACGGCTGGGCAATACAATGCCGGTCTGCAAGAGCAGACGGCGCTCGCGAACCAGACATCGCTCAATACGGCCGGGCAATACAACGCGGGCAACGCACAGGCGATGACTCTCGCAAACATGAGTTCGCAGAATCAGTTTGCGGCGGCAAACGAAGCGAATCAGCAAGCCGCGAATCTGGCGAATCAGTCGATGGCGGGCCAGTACGGCGTGCAGAACGCAGCGAACGCGCTCGCGGCTAATCAACAATACCAAAACTTCGGTATTGCGGCGCTCGGGGCTCAGACTGGTATCGCGCAGAACGAGGCATCCGCAGCGCTCGCGAATCAACAGCTCCAGGTCCAGCAACAGAACGCGATCAACCAGATCAATCAGCAGGCGTACCAGTCCAGCGCAGCACAGAATGCGAACCTGTCTGGGGCGGTCGCGAGCGGCATCGCCGGAACACTCGGCACTGTAGGAACTCAGATCGGGAACCAGAGCAACCAGCCGACTCCAGCGACCGGGCCCGGTGTCGCCAGCGACGGGACGTACACCGGCCCGAACTCGGCAACTGGATCAGGGTACGTTGGGACTGAGACTGGGAGCGGGTTCAGTACGCCGGTTGAAAATGTCTCTGATGAAATCCCGCTCCAGCAGCAGCTCAACAATTTCAAATTTCCGAGTGCATCAGACGAGAATCTGAAGACGGGCATCCAGGGCGGAAACCCCATGATGCAATCCTTCCTCTCGCAGCTCCACGAGTCGCAGGACGACCCGACGAACATCAACGTCAACGAGGGTGTCGGATTCAAGGATCCGACGTACCAGATTCAGAAGACGACGACGGGTGGCGGTTCTCAAAGCGCCGCGCAGTCGACCACGTTCGGCGCCGTCGACACCGTCGCGAGCGCCGTGAATCCGCTATTCGGTGCTGCGCTCGGGGCGCTATTCGGGCTCGCCAGCAACGGCGGGGCCGGAGATAACCCCGTCTCGACGCAGACTCGCGAGGTGGAGACGTCGGGCGGCTCTGGCTACACCGAAGGCAACGTCCCCAGTGAGACGGAGCTCGAGTCGCCAAGCCCGTACACGTCACAGAGCGACGATCAGGCGAAGACCGCGATTCAATCTGGCAATCAGGGCATCCAGGCATTTCTTCAATCGCAGGGCGCGCAGCAGCAAGCGAACGCGTCGCTCGGGACGCAAAACAACGCATTCGACCAGATCGCCGGGCCCGCGCCGACCGTGGCCGACAGGCCGATGCCGAACCCCAACGCGGGATACGGCTCGCTGAGCTCGAACACGTCGCAGGGCTACTACGGGCAGAACTCGAGCGGCGGCTACTACGATGCGGGCTACACGGGCGCTGGCGGCATGACCTCCGGCGGCTACCAGGGCGGCACCTGGCAGGGTGGTGGTTGGGCTCCTGGGTCGGTCGAAGGCTCGGGCGCGAGCGGACAGGCCGGATACCAGGGTGGAGGCTATCAGTCTGGCGGATACGGCAGCGCGTCGGCCGGTGGCGGCGGCTACCAGAGCGGTGGTCTCGGCCAGCAAGCGGGGATGACCGGCGCGGGTGGGTTTGCGTCGCCGCAGAATCAGTTTTTCTCGAGCGCCGCGGACGCACCTGTCGCATCGCCGTTTGCGAATACGCCGGCCCTTGGGTGGCAACAGCAGTCGGCACCGAACCTCAATCAAAATTACCAGTCGGCAATCGGGCAGATCAACGCCGCGACAGCCCCTCCGGCGCCAGCCTTTCAGCCCGCGCAGACGCAGCCGGGATTTACCGCGAATTCCGGCGCGCTCTCGGCCATCGGACTCGGCGGTCTCGGGACGTTCGGGCTCACTCCCGTGGGCTACGGTCTCGGAACGCTGTCCGACGAAGAGGCCAAAGAGCAAACGAGGGGCACTCCGAAAGAGGACCGAGATCCGTCGACAGTCCCCGATCGGGGAATGGCCGAACGCGACCCGAGCGAGATGCAATCGTTCCTCGACTCGATCCACGCGCATCAGTACAGGTACAAAGACCCGGACGCGCCAGGGGCCGGGCACGGGACGTACGTCTCACCGATGGCCCAGGAGATCGAGAAAACGCCTCTGGGAAAGCCGGCCGTCAGTACTGGGGCGGACGGGTACAAGCGCGTCGACTACGGCAAGCTTCTGGGGACAATGCTCGCGGGGGAGGCGTACTTGCACGAGCGCACGAGCGCGCTCGAGGAGATGATGAGGGCTCGCCATGGCTGACCCGATCGTAATGCCGACACAAGAGCAGCTTGACCAAGCGCTTCAGTCTGGGGGGATGAATCAACAGGTCTACGCGGCCCTCTCGCGCGCGAACGCAGCGAAGGCGCTCCAGGGGCAGGCCGTACAGGTGCCGATCCCCGGAGACGTGAATACCGAAGGATGGCCGAGCACATCGCCCGCGCCGCCTGCCATTCCGCCGAACATGAGCATGACGGGTGTGCCGAGTGCGAACAACGCCGGAGATCAGATCGCGATGGCGGCTTCGTCCCCACCACCGGCTCCCGATCTGCGATTCGGCACGAACGCCGGCGGCCAGGTCAACTCCAGACCATCGGCTCCGGCGTCGACCGCGCAAGCCCCGCAGGCTCCACAAGGCGGAGCCACGCCGAAGGGTCTGACTCCGCCTCCAGCCGTTGGAGGCACTGCGCCAGGCGCGAGCCCAGTCAACCCAGCGCTGATCTCGATGCTGCAAGGCGCTACGCATCATCCGGCCGGACTGTCGCCGGCCGACCGCAAAGACATCGAGGCGCGCGCCGAGGAGCAGAAAAAGCGCCAGGAGCGCGAAGACCTGGCCATCGCCACGGCGAAGCAAAACTCCGACACGATGGCCCAGCAATCGCAAACGCTGGCCGAGGATACGCACCAGGCGGCGCTCGCGCAACTCGAGGATTCGAAGCGTGATCGCGAGCATCTTGCGAACGTGCAGCGCGACGCGAAGGAGGCGTCGACACGACTCGACACGGAACTGTCTTCGATGATGGCTCGCGGCATCGACCCGAACAAATACTGGGAAGACCAGTCCACGCCGCAAAAGCTCGGTGCCGCGTTTGCGATCGGTCTCGGCGCTTTCGGCGCGCAGATGGGCCGCGGCGGAGAAAATACTGCGCTCAAGGTGATTCAAGGCGCCATCGATAGAAATGTCGATGCGCAGAAGACGAACATGCAAAAGGACATCGCGCTACTCAAGATGAAGGGCGACTTCAATGCTTCAGACACGGAAACCGCGATGGCCTCCGCCCGTGCGGAGCGCGAATCGAAGCAGGCTGGATGGGCCGTCGTCCTGAACGACGCAGACCGTCGAGCAAAGGCGCTTGCCGACGGCAGCGAGGCGAAGAACAGTTATCTGAAGTTTCGTACGTCGCTCGAGCAGGCGCGCGACGCGGACATCGATGCATCGATGCAGCGCGATTATCAGATTCGCAAAGCCGCGGAGAGGCCGGTGACTGGCAACGGCGACAAAATACGACAAAAGATCATCGACGACGCAGCAAGAACGTTCGACGAACGAGCCAAAGCGGGCAAGCCGATCTCGCGCGAGGAATCCTGGCGACAGGCTTACGAAGCCAACACAGTGCGCCCCGCTGGCGTCGCAGGCGACTTCGCAGCTGGGCAAGACCTATCAAAGAGCGCAGGCGGCGACGCGCGTACTCTGCGGGCGAAGGCGCCGCTCGACGCTGCGATCAAGGGAGTAGACGACGCGATCGCCATCGCGAACAAGGGCCCCGTGTCCGCGGACAATGTGCAAAGCCTGAATGCCGCGCTCGGGAAAGCGCGCGAAGTACTGCCACAAGCGGGGATCCCGGTCATCGGCGCAGGCGGCTCGCTCAATCCGTGGAGCGGAATTCACGGTCTCAGCGCAAGGCTTGCCGAAACGAAGAAAGTCCTCCAGACGCAGCGTGACGCGCTTAACGCGCCGACGGCGCCAGAGGCCAACGAGCCTCCCGAGAAGGACTGATGGCCGACGAGGACGTCACTCCGAGTAACGCGCTGCCGCCGTCTCAGCCGGTCTACGACCGGCAGACGATGCAGCCCGTCACGGGCACGCCTGAGGAGCTGCAGGCCGGCATCGCGTCAGGCGCGTACGGCTTCGACGCGTCCGCGCCGAAAATCCTCATCAAAGACGAGAACGGCGACATCTATCACGCAGCGCCTGACAAGGCGGCGCAGTACCTCGCCACGGGCAAGTACCAGCTTCCTTCGAATCACGAACTTCTGGCCCACGACGTCGAGAAAACCGAGGAAGCGCGCGGGCTCGGTGGATCGCTTGTCGAGGGCGCGAAGAGCGGCGTCAATCAACTGCTGCTCGGCGTCCCGTCGGCCATCACCGAAGAGACGGAGACCCCGGAAGAGCGCGAACGACGTGAGCTCGTCGAGCAGCAACACGCGGTCGCGCGCGGCATCGGCGGCGCCGCTGGCATCGGCGCGTCCCTCGCGCTCGGCGGTGAGGTATTCAAGGGCGTTGAGTTGGCCGGGCAAGCGGCGCGCGGACTCGTCCTGCCGGCCGAAGCCGCGGCGAATGCAAGCCTACTCGCGCGCACCGCCGCGACGGCAGCGGACTACGCCGTCCAGGGAGGCTTGCTCGCCAGTCCAACGGCGGTCGTACAAGCCGCCTTCGGCGATCCGCAGAAAGCCGCAGAGACGCTCGCGTGGGGACTCGGCGTCGGAAGCCTGCTGGGGATGCCTGCCGAGCTACTGGGCGCTGGCGCTAAGTCGGCCGGCGAAGGACTGCAGGGCCTCGTCGGGTCGGAAGCGGCGCAAGCGAGAGAGCTTCAGATCGCCAGAAACACAGGGCTCAAGGCGGCCGGATTCGATAAGCGAGCGATCGGCAGGATGTCCACTGACGAGCAGAACTCGCTTGCGGATTTCCTTCACGAAAACGAGCTAATCCAGCCTGGCATGAGCCGGCAAGATATCGGCAAGCTCGTCGAAGACGCACACGGCAAGGTCGGCAAAATGATCGGCGACACGGTATCGAGTCTCGACGAAGCCATCGGCCTCGGGTCGAAGACGGCCAAGCCGGAAGCGCTCGACGCCGCGATCAAGCCCGGCGATATCGGCAACATCCTAAAGGACAAGCTCGACACGGCCGAAATGAAGATGGCCATGAACGCCGACCAACGCTCGGCGTTGTACAAGGTCATCGACTCAGCGAACGAACTTCCGAAGAAGACCGTCGACGGCAAAGACGTCGTCGCGTTCTCCGACGTTCAAAAATTCGCATCGTCACTACGCCGCAAATGGGCGAACTCGATCAACCGAGCGAGAAACGATGGCGGCGTCCAAGGTATCGAGACCGTGACCCCGCTCGACCAAGCCAAGGCCGACGCCTACGACGTCGTCCGTACCATTCTGCATCAGGCTGGAGATGTCGTTGCCCCACTGAGCGGACAGCCGGAACTCGTTGGACAGCTCGTCAAGTCGAAGCGCGCCTACGCGCAGCTCTCGAGTCTCGAGAAAGCCGCACGCATCCTCGACGCTCAGCAAAAGTCAGGCGCCGCGTTTTCGCTCAAAGACTTGCTCATGGCTGGCCACGGCCCCGCCTCATCGGTGACGGCTGGGATGGGCGCAGCCGTCGGAGGCGCGCTCGGCGGCTTTGCTGGCGCTTCCGTCGGCGCCCACATCGGCAAGGTCCCTGGTATGGCCCTCGACTTCCTCGCCCGTCGATGGGTCGAGGACCGCGGGCTCGTCAACCTGTCCGCCGCAGCCTGGCGAGCCGCGAAAGACGGCAACCAAGACGCGCTGGCCGCCGTCATCGGCGTCGATGCGAAAGAGCGCCTGGCGCGCACCATGGCTGGCGTGGGCGACGTCGTGCATCGCATGGCGATGATGGGGATGCGTGCGGCCACCCCACGCGGAAACGAGCATGTCAAAGCCCTGCTCGGAATCGACACGAGCGGGATGTCCAGCGCCGCGCAACTCGATCGCCTTCAGAATCGGCTCGTCGATCTGTCTGGTGATCCTGCCGCGCTGGCCAACACGACGTCCGCGCTCACTGGGCCAATCGCTGGCGCAGCTCCGCAGGTGGCCGACGCGCTCCAACAGCGCATGGCTGGTGCCGTACAGTACCTCGGCGCCGCGGTCCCCCGACCGCCGTCGCCTCCTGCCCCGTTCGCCCCGCAACAATGGTCCCCGACCGACGGCCAGAAGCTCTCGTTCCACGACAAGGCCGAAATCGTAGCGAATCCGATGAAAGCCATGGCGCATGTCGAGCAAGGGACGCTCAGCGATGCACACATCGACGCACTGAAAACTCAATACCCCGTCGTGTACGGAATGATGCGCGACGAGGTGCTGAAATTCGCGACCTCGCATCCGACCGCAAAGCTCCCGCTGGCCGAGCGCGCGAGCATCGCGAAATTTCTCGGCACGCCACTCGACGCGCTCGATACGCCGGACACAATGCGCCTGTTACAGCAGAGTTACAGCGGGCAGGCGCCGACTGCACCCCAGCATCCCAAGATGAGTGGCTCGAAGTTCAAGGATGCTCCGTCGCATGGAACGACATTTTCCGCGTCGATGGGGCCTGCAAAACCGGCAGAGTCGACGTAAACTGCGCCATGCGCTGGCTCCCGATCGTCCTGCTCGTCCAGTGCGGAGCCGTCCAGCGAGGGCAGGATGCCCCGGCGATCTGCGTCCCAGGCGAGAACGAACTGAACGCCCGCCGATGAACCCCGAGCAGCGACTCGACCGCCTCGAAAGACACATCGTCGAGCGCATCGACTGTCTCGCCGGCGAGATCCTCCGGCTGTCGTCGCAGTGGAATGACCTCGTGCGCAAAGTCACGGAGTGTCAGACTTTCTGCGCGGCGCTCTACGAGATGCGCGCACGTGTCCGGGCCCAGGAAGTCCCTGAGGAACCGGACACCGTCCCAGACGTAAACTCCTCGACGAAAGCCTAAGACCCATGCAGAGTGAGACCGTGCATAATCATCACCTGCGCATCGACTCTCTCGTCGAGTGGATCGCTGGAGTCGTTACCGGGTCGCTGGCCCTTGGGCTCGGGACGACGGTATTACATTTCGTGGCCTGCATCTTCGCGGGGATGCTGTCCGCCGTCGGAACGAAACTGGTCAATCAATTTTGGCCGCGTAAGAAAGGATGAAGCACATGGCTTTCCCGAACTGGACAGGATGGAAGACCGTCAAACTCGTGCTCGCGCTGGCAACGGGATTGCTCCCGATCGTTCCGCCCGCGTATTCTACGCTGGCGACGGAGACACTCGCAGCTATCGCGAGCATCGTCGTCACTCTGAGCGGGACATCGATTGGCCCCACGGTGACGCAGTGAGAGTCGCCATCCTCGGACTATCGCTCGCTGGCTGCATGGCTGCGACCCCGCTGCCGACGCAGACTCCGGCGCAGGTCTCAGCCTGCTCGAGCGACGCGACTTGGCACAATGTCACTGGCTGGGCGGCAAGCGCACTGGGAGCCGGGACGACGGCGGAATCGGCCGCAGGGGCGGCCGTCAGCGAAGCGAACACGAAGACTACGCTGGCCGTCGCAGGCATCGTCACAGGCGCCGTCGGACTGGCTACAGCGCTTGCCTCGCAGGCGTTCGCCAGCGCCTACGGCGCCGACGGGTGCTCGCCGCCTTTAGCCCCCGCGATCGTTCCTGAGGCGGACGGCGGACCGTGAGTCTTTGGCGCGAGCGACTCTCATGGCTTGTCGCTGGCGGCTGCATCGTCGGCGCAGCCTGGGCATTCGTTGAATGCGCGAGGACGCTCCAATGATCGCCAAGCTCGCCACACCGGGGAACTGGGTCGACACGGCTGCGAAGCTCGACGCAGCCGCCGTCGACGCGCTGGCGTTCGTCGGCAAGGTTGGCGCGTTCCGCTACGTGCCGCTCCCGTCTTCGCCCATAGACTCGCAGATCACCGCCCCGGAGCTCGAGCTCCTGGCAGCAACGCTCGAGGTTGGCCTAGTCCAGCGCGTACGCGGGCCCGGCGGCTGGCGACCTGGAGCCTACTCCGGAGCGACGGACGCGGCGTGGGCCGCAAAAGCTGCAAAGCTCGCGGGATTTCCCGAAGGTGGGCACATCTTCCAAGACCTCGAAGACATCGCGCCTGACGTCCCAGCGATCCAGGTGGTGACGTACTGCCTGGCATGGGGCGCCGCGATGCTCGACGCCGGCTACCGCGCCGGACTTTACGTGGGATTCGCCGTCCCGCTGACCGCAGGCGATTTGTACGCCCTCCCGTCGCACGACTGCTACTGGAGTGACCCTGGACCACGAAACGTCGCCAGACGTGGCTTCTGCGTCAAGCAAGTGGAATCGGTGAAGATAGGCGGGGTCAACTACGACCTGGACGTCGTGTCGCCGGACCTGCTCGGAGGACTACCGATGGTCGCGGCTACTTTGCCGACGTCGTAGGCCGAGCCGGTGGGAGGTGCGGCACGACGCGTATGAACGCGCCGTGCTCGAAGTCGCACGGGGCGCCGCCGATGGCCGGCACGACGTAGTGGCATCCGCACTTGGCGCAGTAGAGCAACACGACGGGACCGCGTTCGACGGTCGTTATTTCGTCTGCGGAGATCACTGCCACGTCACTGCTTTCGCCTCGAGCCGGATAGAGAGCGACGCACCGCGAGAGGCGAGCTGTCAGGTCTGGAGTCAGACTGGCTGGACGCGGACTCGAACTCGGAGATCGCCAATCTCGGCGGTCACGAAGAACGCCTCCGTTGCCCAGCTGTAGTC